TGCTAGGCCCTGTGTATAACAAGAAGCCTGTGAAGATAGACACCTCCGCACTAGACAGAGCAGAGAAGTATGCTAAACAGTACGGCAAGAAGATCGATCAGTTCTTAGCAGGTACACAAGGGCTATCGGATCTAAAGGAAATCATCTATCGCTTCGTCAATCAAACGTCGAAGGCGAAGAAGCTAGATCAGCTTAGTGGCAAACTGTTTTACGAGTGGCTAGCAGACAGCAAGGTTAGCGCACCAAAGCAGCAAAAGATTGCAGAGCTTGACAAGCAAGCTGGCAGCATAACAAACAATATCTTTGAGCTTGTAAAAATGCTACAAGATGTAAAGGATTCTGTCATTGATCAAATCGAAGGACAGGATGCTGATATATGGGACACGAAAGGCGAAGGGCATGTACGTTACGGAAACGGTAAGAAGTTCGGTAACATCAAGCTAGTTCCTCGCAAGCGTTGGCAACCACCGGTATGAGACTAGACGAGATAGCAGACTTCGACTACGAAGCATGGAAGGCAAAGCTACCGCCGAATGACGGCGATACAGCATACGTTGTTTATCTTAGCAAGGTAGAGCCTGTCAAGGTACAAGGCAAGTCCGATAGCTTCGGCGGTACGCACAAGGTTGTGATAACATCGAAAGGTGGACACACAGGTTTGCTATACCCTACATTCGGTGAAGACCTGTTTAAGACAGAAAAGGAAGCACAGAAAGCATTGTTTGCACAAGAGCTAAAGGGCTATCCTAAATATAACGCAGTACACGGACCACGTTGGTAACATGAGACTACTAGAACTATACGAAGCCAAAACAGAAACAGTCGGAGTAATCTTCGGACGTTTCAATCCTCCGCACAAAGGACATCGTGCCGCGTGGGAAATGGCTAGTGAAAATGATCACTGGTACGTCGGTACCAACCAAGGCACACAAGGTCCAAAGGATCCGCTACCTTACGAAGTTAAGATCGAAGCAATGAAGGCTGTTATGCCAGAAGTTGCAAACCACATTGCACCTAGCCAAAGCTGGCTAACACTTGCAAGTGAGATTTACGAGAAGCACGGCGAAGTCGTGCTAAAGATTTACACTGACGAAGCTTGGGTCATAAACGTACTGAAAAAGTACAACGGTGTTAAAAGTGATCACGGCGTGTATAAGTTTCAGGACATAGTTCCTGTCAAGACACCGCGCCTAAGTAGTGCGACAGCAGTACGACAGGCAGTAGCTGATAACGATAAACAGGCATTCAAAGACGCAGCGGGTGTTTCACCTAACACAAAAGTAGCGGGCAAGCCGTTCTTTAGTCTTGTGAAAAAGTACCTGGACCAGTACCAAAAATAAACTGAAAATAGATTAGTTGCATCTTCTTTTTTCCTTTGCTATAATATAGATATCCGCCGAAATATGAAGTAGGCTAAATCGAAATTATAGTAGATAAAGGAAATTAAAATGAAACAGAATAGAGCTATGGCGAAGAGCGCCGCAACGGCCCCGCTATCTAAAAAGCAAAAGAACAAACAATATTTAAAAAAGTTTAAAGTAAAATTCGACATCGATCAAAAAGCAATAGATTTACGAACAATGTCAGAAAATTACACCAACGGTATTATACCGCTTGATGACATTAATACAGTAATCAATTTACACTCGTCACAACCACAAACAATACATACATATGATCCGAGTGATCCAGCAAATGCAGCACTAAGTCCGCAATTTAAATATGTGGAATGGAATGACTTATTTTTGTGGCCTCGTTTTCAGCGAGACGTTTCTCCTAACCATATTGATAAAATTTTATCAGACTTTGACCATAGTTGTGTTATCGTTCCGACAGCAATTAAAGTTACAATTAATGGAAAGATTCATTTTTGTGTGTGGGATGGACACCACACATTACAGGTTTGTCGTAATCGGGGATATAAGAAATTTCCCATTTGGTATATAGATATCGATGCAGCAACCGATTCGCAAATTGCTGATGCAGATTTTCCATTAACGACTGCAGGTAGAGTTGAATACGGGATATGGCTTGCTGGTAGTAATATGGTGCGTATTAATTCTAAAAACAAGCGTAAGCTTTCGCCGTACGACGAATTTATGATATTACTCGAAACAGGAGATGCAAGAACTCTGAGAATAAATAATATTCTTAAGAAGCACTCTTGTGTTCCGGTAAGAAACTCCGGACGCCCCGGAGCCTTTACTCAGATTAAGAGTGGAATAGAATGCTACGAGCTCAGGAATGAATATGGTGTTGCTACTGGTGAATATTTTAGTAGGGCATTGAGATTTCACCGAAAGGCGTGGCCGATGGCATCGTTAGAATTAGAAGTGTTTCGCCCATTGAGTTATTTGTATCACGAAGCTAGTCTTCAAGGTATTACACTTGATGCCGCGTTTGATGCGTCCCTCGAAAATCTACTCATTACACAATACGGCGACGCAGAGAGTGTTCAGCGAGAACTTAAAGAAAGTTACTGGAATGCCGCCCACCAGAATAAAGGAAAAGGAATAATGCCCGACCAAGATAAGCGTCGTGTTTTAAGCGGAATTATTAATCTTTATAATCAGAAGATAGGAAAAATATTATTGCCGCCGGCGGACTATAGGTGGACAATATGATTAGTATCTTTTATATATTTTTAGACCCTCTAGGTAATAAAAGCTCAAAAATCGGAATGACTAGTCATCTTAAAGTTCGCCTCGGACAATATCAGAATTCGTATTCTTGTGATAGTCATTTAGCCCAGTTCGATGTTGCATATATCGGTAAGCTAGATGTCATTACGTCATTGGAAAATGCAGTTAAGCGTCGATATGCCGATGACATTAAGCACGAAGGCAGAGGATTCACAGAATGGATATCTGGATATTCGAGTATGGAAATTGAGCAAGAGGTAGATAAGATTATTGCCGGGTACCGCTTTAAAGTAGAAAAAGTGCCGGCTAAATATTTGCCTATTACTATCGACAATGCTGAAAAGCTACTAGAAAACTTAACCAACAATAAAACTACAGCTTGACAAACTCCTATAAGTATAGTACAATAGTGCTATAACTATAAGGAGATCTATTCCAATGACTGACGGTACAACCCCCAACACCAATGTTCGTCACTATTCCGCTGACGACATTAACAGACTGAAAGAGCTACTACGCGAAGGTTGCGTAGTGAAAAGAGAAGTTGAAGACCTGAATGGCGGCTTGAACGACACAGTGAAAGCTATTGCTGAAGAAATGGACATCAAACCTGGTGTACTGAAGAAGGCAATCACTGTTGCATACAAGAACACGCTCAACGACGAACGTGACAAGTTTGAAGAACTGGAAGACATTCTAACAACGCTCGGCTATAAGTAATGCTGAGTGATATTGTCGGATTTTGGCAAGCTACTTGGAAAGAAAGTAAGGCTCTATTCCTAGCTGAAATGATTGGAACATTAGGTGGCATGATCGGTGCAAGTGTTTTGTGCTTCATGGCGCCTAATCCCAATCTGCTTGTATCATTTTCGGCATACATGGTAAGTTCGTTAGCACTTTTATATTCGTGCTATATTCGTAAAAGCTCATGGATGATGTTGCTGATGATTTTCTATACGTTCACTACATCCATTGGCTTAATAAGGTTATTTTTATGAGAATAGAAACAGAGAAAAGCTGGTATGCAAATATTTGGATTGCTGGTGATTACAATCAAGCAGTAACAGTGTGCCAAGCATTTTGTGATCACGATCCGACCTGCGTAACAGTTACAAAGACTAACTATGTTTACACTGGTGGCAGTCAGGAAGGTGTTTGTGTTAGGATGATACAGTATCCTAGATTTCCTACACCTGTTGCAACGCTCAAAGAGCAAGCAGGACGATTAGCAGAAGCATTGTTCATCGGACTAGACCAGCAGTCATATTCAATCGAGTTTCCAGACAGAACAGTTTGGTACAGTGCTAGAGAAGAAGACAATTAGATATGTATGTAGACGCACAATTTAACAGCAGAGATTCACAGGTAAAGGTTGTGGAGCGCGTGAATGGAAAGCGTGTCTACAAAGACTACCCCGGCATCTTTGAATTTTACGTGGACGATCCCAAGGGACGTTTCCGCAGCATACACGGCAAGCCCATCACACGTATCACTTGCAGTTCGCACGGAGAGTTTAAGAAGTCGGTACGCATCAACTCGCACAAGAACACATACGAGTCGGACATTAAGCCTGTCAACAAGATTATTGAGCAGTACTATCAGCATCAAAACCCGCCCGACTTGCACGTAGCGTTCTTTGATATTGAGACTGACTTCGACAAGGAGACAGGCTACAGTCAGCCTGAGGACGCGCTATGTCCGATCATCTCTATCGCTGTACATCTACAGTGGCTAGGACAGACAGTATGTCTAGCGGTTCCGCCGGAAGGCATGAGCATGGAAGATGCGCAGGTGATTGCTGACAAGGTGGGAGACACGATTCTGTTTCACGAAGAAGGGCATATGCTCGAAGCGTTCCTTACACTGATCGAAGACGCTGATGTTTTAAGCGGCTGGTACAGTGAGGGATACGATATTCCGTTTACAGTAAATCGTATTATGAAAGTGCTTGGCAGAGCAGAAGCAAGGCGCATGTGCTTGTGGAATCAAATGCCACGTCCTAAGTCCTTCTCACGTGGCGGGCGCGAAAGCCAGACATATGAGCTAACAGGTCGAGTACACCTTGACTACATGGAACTGTACAAGAAGTTTACGTATGAGGAGCGACACAGTTTCTCCCTTGACGCTATCGGTGAGATTGAACTTGGTGAGCGTAAGGTTGCATACGAAGGCACACTAGACGAGCTATACAATAAAGACTTCGAGAAGTTTATACGATACAACATACAAGACACGGAGCTACTTGACAAGCTAGACAAGAAGCTTCAATTCATTTCGTTGGCAAGCAGTATCGCTCACGGCAACTGTGTCCTGATGCCCGCAGCATTGGGCGCGGTTGCTGTGACCGAACAAGCTATCATTGTTGAAGCACACGAACGTGATATGAAAGTGCCGGACAGGGTCCGCACAGGTGAGGACGAGCTTGCAGCGGCTGGCGGCTGGGTGCAGCATCCTAAGAAGGGATTGCACAAGTGGGTCGGTAGTGCTGACTTAGCATCCCTGTATCCATCTGTTATTCGTGCGCTGAACATGAGCCCCGAAACAATCGTAGGGCAGCTACGCACGGACCAAACTGACGCAGAGATTTACGAGCACCTAGACAACGGCGGCTCGTTTGCTGAGTGGTGGAACGATCGGTTCAACACGCTAGAGATGGAAGACTTCCTAACAGCAGACAACAGCAACAAACGCACGTTGGATATGGAGGACGGCACTAAGTATACAGTGACCGGCGCAGAGCTACGCAAGATTATATTTGACGAGGAGACAGGCTGGAGCATATCTGCTAACGGCACAATCTTCCGCAACGACATTGAAGGTGTCATTCCCGGCTTGCTTGGGCGTTGGTACGCAGAGCGTAAGGTGCTGCAAAAGTTTATGCGCGATTACAAAAAGCTTGCGGACGTTAAGGATCCGCTGGTGCTTGATGTACGCAAGGATGTAAGAGACGACGTACAGAAGCGTTTAGATGCGAAGCGTATTACACGCGACTACAACGCAGTTAATCCTTACGATCCTGACACAGCATTTTGTATTGCTACGCTCAAGAAGAAAGCAAAGAGCAAGAATCCCGAGGATCTGTATACATACATGCTCGCACATCAGCTACACTTTGAGGAAGACGGTTCCGTGAAGTTTGTTGAGGAAGCTTTGCTAGGAAAGATAAGCAGCTTTTGGGATAAGCGACAGCTAGTTAAAAAGATTAATCTAAACTCACTGTACGGCGGACTGCTAAACATACACTGTCGATTCTATGACAGGCGGTTGGGTCAGTCTACTACGCTGACCGGGCGCAGTATT